TATAGCCGTCGCACCGCTCGGGGCTCCTGTAAAGGTAATTATAAGTTCGTCGTCCACCTGCTCGGGCTCCCTTGTTACAATAAAGCCCTTTTTGATGTTTTCAATTAACTTATATTCCATTTTCATATATTACCCCTCTATTAAGTCGTTTCGACAAACCAATCCTCTCTCGTTACTCTTTGTCCTCTGCCTCTAACGTCGTTTCCGTTGATTTCTTCATAGGTTTTGCCGTCAAGGTCGTTTACCCAGATTTCGAGAGCGTCGTCGATTTCCTTTTGATTGAGAATACCTCTCGCCTTTTGTTCGTTAGCAGTACGCAACCACTTTTCTTTGCTGAATACTCTTGCCATTGTGAATACCTCCGTTTTGTTTTTTGGCATAATCGCTTACTATTCGTTTTAATTTCCATTTTGGAGCGTATTTGTAGATTTGCTCCTTATAGAATTTCAACCCATTTATATGTGTTAGCCAACCGAGCAAAGAGAGTAGTCCTCTCGCCTGACTAACTGTGATATACCCTGTCTTTTTAACCTTTCGCACTCTACGACATAGACGAAAAAATATCTTTTTTCTTAAATGCGTTTTGTTTTTGTAAAACCGAAAGCCCACAAAATCAATAGGTCGGCTATCTACTTTCCATACTTGATAATTTTCTTTAAGGTGGAGCCCGAGTTTTTCTAAAAACTCCTCCATTTTCGCAATCGCCTTACGCATTTTTCTTTTATTCGTGTCGAGCAATACCATATCGTCGGCATAACGAACATAGTATTTTATTTTGAGTGTTTCCTTTACATAATGGTCGAAAGTTTCAAGATAAAAATTGCTAAACCATTGAGAGGTGTAATATCCGATAGGCAAACAGTCGCCTCCGTTTTCAAGCACTTTTTGAATTAAACTCAACAGCCTTTCGTCTTTTATCTTGCGTCTAAACAAGGAAAGCAATATATCGGGCTTAACGTTGTTAAAAAACTTTGAAATATCAAGTTGTGCGACATAACGCACGCTCGTATCTTTCAACGCCCTTTCTACAAATCGTTTCGCCTCCATACCGCCCCTGTTTGGAACGCTACCGCAGGAATACCGATACATACCTTTTGTTATAACAGGCTCTAAAACAAGCATTAAAGCCCAATGGATTATTTGGTCGGGATAGAATTAGGCACAGTAATTTGTCTTAATTTAGAGCAGGAGCGGTCAAATAATTCAATGTACCTATTTTCACTAAGCACAACCGAATCAGTCTCTAACATAATCTTAATTTGCTCTGCGTAATAATCTATCTTTTCAAGCACCTTTGCTATGTAATGCTTTTGCGTTTTGCCTTGTGCGGCCTTGCGTATGGCTCGCTTTATCAAATCAATATCGCAAATCTTTTCGTATATATAACCTACTCTTTTCATAACCTTTTAATCTTCTCACAGTCTTTCGAGATTTAACCTACTAAACTGCCCTCTTGTCGAAGTGTTTTTTGCCAAGCGGCAAGGATTGTATGTGCACCATATCAATTTACAAGATTAAAATGCGACCGCCAATGTTCGAGTTCGAGTTCGACGAGTCATTGTTACCATTCCAATACCAAAGACCAGCATTGTCGTCGTCGTTCCAATTCCCACCGACATTCAGCACGGAGCGGCACACACTACCCTAAAATATTCAATTTAGAAACATCATTAAGGGGGAGGTTTCCCCCTTAACAATCCCTCTCTTAAAGAGGTTTATAGCAAAGGCGACCGCCAATGTCCGAGTCCGAGTACGACGAGTCATAGAAACCAAACCAATACCAAAGACCAGCAACGCCGTCGTCGCTCCAATACCCACCGACACGCAGCACGGTACCATAGTCGCTGTCGTAGCCATAATCGGCATAGTAGGTGGTACCGCCTGCTGTATGCTCCGTCGCATAGCCAAGCAGAGGGAATTTTGCGAAATATTCCACCTTAGAAACATATCCGCCGTTTTCGCTTTCTCTATCGCCCATATACACATAAGGACTCTCGTATTTGTCGCTTTCGTATTTCTCGGGGTCAAGACAAATATAAACCTTAGTGCCGTTAAAGTTGATTCCGTCGCACCACTTGTAGATGTTGCCCCAAGGATTCTCAATACCCCTGTATTTACAAGCGTATGTACCTGTCGTATTGCTCGTAGGCGAGCCACTTGCCGTCTTAACGTCGTCAGTATGCCCCGTGGTAAGAGCCGCACTATTACTACCTGCCGTATAGCCTTTCATAATGCTTTGACAGTCGGTAGTTGCCATTTCAATTAACCACAATTCTTTAATGATTGCGTCAATCAAAAAATCATACTGCAAATACCCCTCGCCGTTTGCCATACACGCTGTACGCATTTGAGGGAGTGTAACATCGACAAGGCAGGTTTGTCCTTTCTTTGAATACGCCCTCGCAGATGTTCCGCTTGCCTCGTATTTACCTACGAGCACATAATCAATTTCGTTGCCTTTGCCGTCCACAAACAGCGTAGAGAATCCGTCGTAACGATAACCTGAAATCTGGTGCTTATAGGTGCCGTTTGTGTTTTTAGTGATTTTGGAGTAAAACTTAGGAATTTTGATAAACACGTTATCGTGTTCGTCCATTACCTCCTGCATATCGCTCCAAGGATAACAGCGGTCAAAGTCGCTTGTAATATCCGTTGCTCCGACAATAATGCCGAGCCCTACGGCAGAATCCGTCCTCGTGAGAGAGGGGCTCGCTTGCCCGACATTATCTACGCCGTAGATTTTACTTTTTTCCGATACCATAAAAAATATCCTCCTGTTTATTTTTAAGTGTTACCGCCCTCAACAGCGAGCAGTCTTTTCTTAATTGCTTTAATCTCTTTGTCAATGGCTCCGCCTTTCGTGTAGCCGTGTGCCTGGTCCGCCTCTTGTGCGTGGTACACATCGGTAACATTTTCCGTAGAGCCACCGCCTCCGCCAAGTTCGCTCATTTCCTGCCTTAGCACTACTTTTGCGTCGTCCACAGCACTGTCAATGGCACTGTTTGCCTCCGTGCGTGAATAGGTTTCCGCTTTGGGATATGCTCCTACATCGCTTGCGGAAAGTGTTATGTCAGCCGAGAGAGTCTTGCCGTTTACTTTTCTTGTTTCAGGCACTAAACCGCTTACAATATCGGCAATACTTACCTTTAATGTCTGTCCGCTTTGGAAAGTGAGTGTAAGGATTTTATTGCTATAAGAGGCGTTTGTAATAAGACTTTCGATAGGTAGGTCAACCATACCACTGCTGACAACGGCACCTTTCTTGTTTTTAAGGCTTATAGTAAGTTTATAGTTGCTATCCATAGATAGCCCTATACTCATTCCGTTACCTGCAATTATATCCTTAAACTGCTTATCAATCCCACCGCCTCGGGTGTAATTGCGTGCGATTTCCGCCTCCTCGGCATACATAGCAGAGCCCGAATATACCGTGTGAGCCTCCACATATTCCTTAAAATCGTTTAAGTCCTGTGCGTTCTCTTGTATCTTTCGGTTTGCCTCGGCTATGCCTTGCTCATAAACTGCAACGCTTACGAGTCCGTCGATTAGGTCGGCGACACTAAAACGGATTACATTGTCATTATCGAGCGTTAAAACAACCTCTTTCGTAGCCTCGTCATAACTACCGCCCACAACAACACTTTCAAGCGGTAGGTCAATCGTGGTCGTGCTAAGCACGGCTCCTGCTGAGTTTTTTAGCCTAAGCGAAACAACATAGGTATTTGGGTCAACACTCATTTCAACCAAACAGCCAAGCGTTTTTGCCTTATTTTCAAGTGTTCTCTTGTTTACCGCCTGTCCGTCATATACAGGGTCGTTTACATTCAGTCTGCCCTCCGTCGTATATACAGGAATATGCCCCTCGATTGCGTTCTCGGAAACGAGTGCCACCGCCTGTGTTCCGTCTGGCATAATTATGTAAGCCCTTTTGTATGTATTTGTCGTAATAACCTTGTCGAGTTTGTCTCTATCAAGGTTAGCGATATTTTCAATATTACCGCTTATTTGTGCGGCAATATTGTTGATAATCGCCTGTAAACTCGCTTTCGCCTGAACGGTAGAGGCTGACGGATAAAGTTTAAGTATCTTGTCCGCAAAACTGCCGTCCACAAACGATAATACAAGGTCGTTAAGGTTTTCCACTCCGTAATCGTCAAGCAAAATACGGATATATTCCGCCGCCTCGTTGCCCGATATGGTTTCTTGCAATTCGTTTACTTTTTCTGCTAAGAAAGTTGCAAGTTTATCAAACCACAATTTGAGGTTTACGGCACTCAAACCGCCTACGCCATATTGAGAGGGCGAATTTGGGCGGTTAGATAACGCCTGCACGCCTTTCTCTGCAATTTGATTAGGCGTAATTTTTGTTAGTTTTTTTGTCGTGCTCATAAATAAGCCTCCTTAATCTTTATATCGTC